GCGTGAACAGGGTTTGCGCGCAATTGACACAAACAAACCTTCCACTTTCTATTTAGCGGAATGGAGCCCTGATCCAAGCCTGGATGTGAACTTGGAAAGCACTTGGGCTTGGGGAAACCCTGCTTTGGGGTACACCCTGACCATGGACACTTTGCGCAGTGAATCTTTAAACCCAAACCGCGCCCAGTTTTTGCGTGCGTCATGCAATCTTTGGGTGGCGTCAGATCAGGGCTGGATTCCGCCTGGCATGTGGCCACAACTTGAACACAAAGAACCATTCCCTGACGGCGGCTATTTAGGGATAGAAGTTTCATTGGATGATTCACGATATTTCGGGGTTAGGTCAGTTCAGTTGGCGGATCGGCGTGTTGCGGTCACTGTCGCTTTTGTGTGTGATACCTATTCGGCAATGCTAGAAGAAGTAACTAAATTGGCGGCAACAAATGTGAAGTTTTTAATTAGTCCAAGCATTGAAATTCATTGGCCTACTCAATATGACCAACGAACAGAAGTTGTGGGTTACGGGGAAATTGTGCGTTACACCGCTGGCGTAAAAAACATGATTTTTGAAGGAATGCTTGTTCACGATGGTTCAAAACAATTGAGTGAACATGTCCAGCGCGCGGTTGCAGTCAAGGCAGAATCTTCTATTGCTTTATCGTCAGCGCGAAGCCCTGGAGAAATATCTTTGGCCCGTTGCATGGTTTGGACTGCCGCACATGCCAGCCGCCCAACGATTGTTGGAAAGCCCATCATTGCGTTTTCAAATCGCTAATGTTCAAGGTGGCGTTGGGTTGTTGCTGACCTTTTGTCGGGATCGGATAGTTTTCAACCCAATGCCACCAAAAAAAGAAAGATTGTGACACACTGAATCATGGCCATTTTCAAAACAAAGGTGACGAAAGCCGCCATTTCCCCACAGGATCAACCGTCTATTTCGGCGGCCGCTGGCGGTACTTTCCAGGGTAACGGGTCAGGTGAACAGTCAATTGGCGAATACTATTCTTACATTCAAGGCGATATGCGCAACCGCGCAATGCGCGTTCCAACAATCAACCGCGCGCGTGACCTGATCGCATCAGTTGTTGGCAACACGCCAATGAAAATGTATCGCAAACGCTGGAATGAACTTGATGGCGAAATGATGGAAGAACCATTGGCCCCCCGTTCTTGGATTGCACAACCTGATCCGCAATTGACTTATGCAACTTTTTGGTCATGGGTTTTTGATGATCTTTTCTTTTTCGGTAGAGCTTTTTTGTGGTGCAGTAGCAGAACGGAAGACGGAATGCCAGCGTCCTTTACAAGATTGCCTGCCGCAATGGTGAACACGCTAGACATGAGCGGCCCAGTGTTTGCGTTCGGTAAGTCAGATCAAATTTACTTTCAAGGCGCACAAATACCGACCGAAGATGTGGTGCAAATTATTGGTGCAAACCAAGGAATTATTTTTCAATCACCGCAAGTTATTGCAACATCAATTGCCTTGGAAGATGCGCGCTTGCGCAATTCAAGTTCCGCTTTGCCTGCTGGCGTATTGCGCCAAACATCAGGTGAGCCACTTTCAGGCCAGGAACTTTCCGAATTGGCACAGGCTTTTGAACAGGCAAGGCGTTCAAATCAGATTGCGGCCATTAACCAATTTGTTGAATGGCAACCAACTGATGTTGACGCATCAAAAATGTTACTTTCCGAAGCCGCCGAATTTCAATCAAAAGAAGCCGCAAGAATGTGCAATATCCCGTTTTTCCTAAATGGAAACAGCGTTGGTTCATACAGTTACCAAAGCAACCAAGGCGCACGCCAAGACTTATATGTTTTTGCCGCCCGTTCTTACATGTCGGTAATTGAACAGACAATGAGCATGAATTCAGTTCTACCGCGCGGAACTTGTGTCAAATTTGATGTTGACGAATACCTTGCAGAAATTGTTAACGGCTCGGAAGATATGGCCGACTATGAAAATGAAATGCCACAAACAAACCCAACAATGGAGTAGAACATAGTTATGTTGAAATTTATTTCCACCGATTTAACCCTGGACGCATCAGCCGTTGAAGGCGTAGAATCGCGCACCGTTTCCGGTGTGGCCGTTCCTTACGGAATCGCCGCAACTGTGAGCGATGGAACCAAAGTAATTTTTGAAGAAGGCAGTTTGCCCGTTGATGGCAAAGCACCAAAACTGTATTTAAACCATGATTCTGAACAGGCCGTTGGCATTGTCACCGAGCGCGTAGACACACCCGAAGGCATGATGTTTTCGGCACGCTTGTCAAAAACTTCCCGTGCTGAAGAAGCGCTCCAATTGAGCCTAGATAAAGTCATTGATTCGGTTTCCGTTGGCGTAAATCCAACCAAATTCAAGATGCAAAAGGATGGCACAATGCTTGTGCAGGCCGCCGATTGGATTGAATTGTCACTTGTTACGGGCCGCCCTGCATTCGCTGGAGCAGTCATCACCGATGTGGCCGCAACCGAACCCGAGAGCATCCCACACGAAGAAGTTTCAGAAGATATTATTCAAGAAGAAGTTTCACCACAGGAGAACACAACCATGTCAGAATCAACCCCAGTAGAAGCCACAATCCCAACATCACCTGTTGTTTTTGCGGAACCAAAACGCGAATTTCGTATGCCATCGGCAGGCGAATACCTTGCCGCAATGCACATTGGCGGAGACACATACCGCAAAGTCAACGCCGCTTTCCATGATGCGGCGCGCCGTAATCAGTCAGCAATTGAAGCAGTGTCGCAAGACCTAACTTCTGACACGCCAGGTTTGCTTCCTGTTCCAGTGTTGGGCCCACTTTTTCAAAATGTGAACTTGCAATATCGTCCAGTAGTTAACGCTTTTGGAACACGCGCAATGCCACAAGGTTCAGGAATTTCCTTTACTCGCCCAAGCATTACAACACCGACTTCCTCGGGTGTTCAAAGCACACAGGGAACCGCTGTTAGTTCGCAGACAATGGTTCTTGCCGCGAATACTGTCAGCCGACAGACCGTAGCAGGATCAATTCAGATTGCACAACAAACAATGGACTTTACTGATCCAGCCGCGATGAACATTATTTTAAATGATCTTGCTGGTCAGTACTTGAAGCAAACAGACAACATTGCAGTTGATTACATCGTTTCACAGAAACAAGCATCAGGTTTTACCTGGACTGTTACCGCTGGCGATGCAACTTCATTGATGAACGCAATTTACGGTTGTGCTGTAAACATTTCCAACACAACAAACCTATTCCCAACCCACATGGTCGTTGATCCAACCACCTGGTCAAAATTGGGCGCTCAATTAGATTCGTCAAAAAGGCCGTTATTTCCAGCAATTGGCGCACCTGGCCTTATCGGTCAGAACACGCTTGGCGCTGGCAATGCAACTTCATGGTCAGGAATGAACCCACTTGGTTTGGAACTTGTTGTTGACGGAAACGCCGCGGCAAACACCATGCTGATTGTTCACGGCCCTGCAATAGAACTGTACGAAGCACAACAGGGAATGCGTAGCGTTGAAGTGCCTGACCTTTTGGCTCGCACATTCTCCTACTACGGTTACTTTGCAACCTTTGCACAGGACGCACAAAACCCAACGGCAGTTGCAGGAAGCCAGTTTATTCAAGCAATTACAATCGCTTAGTAGAAAGGCGGCTTTACCGCCATGGCTACTTACAACATTACAAGCAAACTGCTAATTGACAATTATGCTGTTCTGCAAACATTAGAAAACAATGAAATTGCAGTTGGTCAATCAATAACGGTTGCAAGTTTAGGTTCTCCCTTCAACGGTACTTTTACGGTGCTGGATTTGCCCGAGCATGAATTCATTGGCATTGATTCCCAAACTGGGTTTCCAATGTTCAATGAATTTGTGCAACGGCAGAATCAAGTTTTGTTTGCATGTACTGGAACGGATGTTCTTTACACATTTACGACCGTTGGAACAATAACTTATGCCCCTGTTTGCACTTGGATCACCGCTAACGACATTGCAGATTGGCTGTATTTGTCAACTGCAACCGCGGCAGATCAAACCTTTTTAACGATTTGTGCGGCCGCTAGTAACCAGTTCGCATTTAGGCGCAGACAAGAAAGCGGCTATTTTGACGCATTGGCAACAGTGCCTTCACAAGATGTGAAACTTGGAACCGTAATGTATGGCGGCGCGCTTTACCGCCAGCGCGGTTCTGTGGACACCT